TTCAGCATCTTGTCTTTCCTTTTCCAGTTCGGTTTGCCTTTCGGCCAGTTCGGCGGCGGCGCGGCGTTCTTTCTCACGCGCCGCCGCCGCCTGCTTGTTGGCGGCTTCGGCCAGCGTCAGGCTGATTTTGGCGGCTTTGTCGGCCTGTCCGCGCTGGTATTGCGTGCGGCGGTCAGCCTGCCATGCGGCAATGAGGGCAAGCAGCAGGGCGGTGGCAAGGGCGGGTTTCCAATGTTTCATCAGCCAAATCATCGGTTCGCCTCCATGCACTTGTTGTGCCGTTCCAACTGCCGCGTCCACACACCCCAGCAGCCGTTTTGCCGCACGCTGCAATCGCGCCCTTTGGTGTAGCGGTATTTGAGCAGGGCGCGGCAGGCTTCGGTGTGCCTGCCTGCGAGCAGGTGGCGGCGGATGGACGACTTGGCGAAGGTGTCCGCGCCGTATTGGTACACAAAGTCGGCATACACGTCGTATTCCGCCTGCGACAGTTTCACGCCGGAGAGGAGGGCTTTCAGACGGCCTTCGTCTTTGGCGATATGAGCGCGGGCGATGTCGACGGCCTGCGCTTGCGTCACAGGCGGGTCGGTCATTGTGACGCGGCGGCCGTCGGGGTAGACGGTGCTGCCGATGCCGATAGTGGGGACGCCGCCGGAATCGCGGTAGGGTTCGGTACGGTAGCCTTCGTGTTTGACGAGGGCGGCGAAGAAGGCGGCGGAAACTGCAAGGCCGCCGACGGCGTATTTAATTTTGTTGCTCATGACACTCACCTCTTGTTTTCTTCAATTCCAATTCGCGCTTCTGCACTTCGAGGTCGTGGATTTTCTTCTCTTCTTCGCGCCTTTCCACTTCCCTGCGTTCGCGCTGGCGGCTGTAATGCCAGTTCATCAGGAAGCCGCAGACGGCGACGAGTGCGCCGACCACGGTCAGCAAATCGATGGATTTGATTGCGCCGACAAAGCTGCCGACCGCGCCCGTCCATGTGATGCCCTGGCTGATTTCGGGCAGATTGCTCGGTTTCATGTGTTTTTTTCCTTTTTTCAGACGGCCTCTACGCCACGGCCACTTCCGCCGCCACGGAAAGCAGCGTCAGCGGTAGCGGATGGATTTGGCGGACAAACAGTTTCGCGTCTTCGCTCCACTGGCCGCGCAGGGTGATTTCTACCGCTTCGCTTTTCAGACGCGGCGGACTGCCCAGCGGCTCGACCGTGCGCTGCTTGTATTCGGTCATTTCCGTCTCTGCCTGCCCTGCCCAGATGCCGCCCGAGCGGTAGACGCGCAGCCATACTTTGTTGATGTTTTTCTGCCGTCCCTGCGCGTAGGCATTGTCCAGCGGCGCAGCCAGCGGCAGCGTCTGCATATCCGCTGCAATCGGCAGGCCAACATGGATTTTCGCGGCGGGAAAGGGCAGAGTTATCCGCCCCGCCGTTACCGTCTGCGGCGGCATTACCGCGCCGTCGGCAAGAATGTGGACGAGTTTGCCTTCGATGTGTTCCAGCCCGCTTACGGTATCGGTGGGTGTGCCGTTGTATGAGAGGCCGCAGTCCACAAAAAACGCGTCTTCCGGCGCGTCAAAACGGCGGGAAGCCATACGCTCGATATAGCGCACCGTCCTGCCGCCGATCTGCCGCCTCACCGCGCAATAGAGGATATCGTCTGCTCCTTCCGATACGCAGGCGCAGCTTTCAAACGCGCCGTCGGTATCGTGCCGGTGCCACGCGCCGATTTGCTGCTCGGGCAGGTAGGTGCAGCCCAAAAGCGAACCGTCCGATGACACCGCCCACACCACCGGATAGGGTGCTTTGGCCTGCGCCAAATCGCGGATTTCCCGCCCGTCAAACAGATGGGCGCAGCGCAGCGACAAATCGCCGGTGATGTAGCCGCCCGCCTGCCAGTTGTAGGCCAGCTCGCGCACATGGCCGCCGCGTGCCGCCGCGTAAACCAGCGCGTTGTTCACGATTACCGGCTGCACCTGCGACGCGCCCACATACGACTGCGGCGACACCGACACGCTATCCGGCGTGAGTGCGTCGCTGTTGAGGGTGTTCACATTCCACTCCACCCCGCCCGAAAGTAGCACCAGCTTGGAAAGCGGCACAATGTGCGACACCATCCCAGCCTCCCGCGCCGCGATGCGGAACAGGATGCGGTCGTCGGCGCGGCTGGGAATGCTGTACGACATATTGCTTTCCGTGCCGCTTTTGCTCATCCACACATGCAAAGGCTTGGACACCGTTCCGGCAAAGACGCGCCGCTGCTGGAAGTAGGACACGGCGGCCGGATAGTCGTCCGCCTGCGCAAACAGTTTGTCGTAAACCGGCGGCGTGGAGGCTAAATCCGGCGCGATGTTGTCGTCGGTGAGGCTTGTGTCCTCCGTTTGGCCGATGTAGCCGAACAGCCCGCCCGATTTTTTGTACACCTTGTACCGCTTCGCCCCCGCAACCTTGTCCCAAGAGAGCACATTGCGGTTGCCCGTGGTGTAGAGGTTGTTGGTCAGCTTCACCGCCGCCGAAGCGCGGCTTTCGTCGTTGCCGTCAATCGACGTAACCACATACTGCGTTTCGATGCCCCCGCCGCCGTGCGCCTGCCCCTTCACGTTCGCGGGCGGCGCAAGCGTCGGCTCGAAGGCGATTTCCTGCAAACGCCAGTCCGCCGCCCCGTAGCGGCGCAGCTCGCGCGGCGCATACTGCGGATGCACCAGCGTCATCACGTCTGCTGACTGCACATAGTGCACGTCAAACAGATGCACCTCCTCATACGGCGTGGCGATTTCATACACGCCCCCCGACCCGTCCAGCACCGTGCCACCCTGCGAATGGAAGCGGCAGTATTTGTGGCCGAACTCAATCACCAGCGTCTGCGTCGGCGAATAGGCAAAGGCAATCAGCCGCACCGCCTTGTCGGCATACTTGGCCGCGCGCACAAAGGCAAAGCCCGCGCGGTTTTCCAGCGAACCCTGCGGACGCACCATAAAATTGCGTACCATTGCCGCGCCGTTCTGATAGCCCGCATCCTCAATCCTGCCGAACATCTCCGGCGACACCTCGCCGCCGGAAAACGACTGCTTCAACACCCTGATATTGGCCATCCCTGCCCCCTTGCCCGTATCCACGGCGCAACATGGCGCGGCCGCTCGGCATACTGTTCCCCGTCGGCATTCTTCGCCTGCGCCAAAACCTGTGCCGCCTGCTGCGCGCACACCGCGCCCATCTGAATCCCCGCCTCGCCTTTGAGCACCGCCCCCGCCATCATCGACGCAAGCTGCCAGCCCAAAGCCGACACAAACAAAGGCGGAAAACGCGTCGCGTCCTTAATCCGCGCCGTGTAGCGGATTTCCTGTATTTCAAAGTCCGCCGCCAGCAGCACATGGCCGTCTGAATTTTCCACATGCCAGCCCTCCGCCCTGCCCGTGTCGTTCACACACAAACAATCGTCCGGCAGCAGATAGCCCGCCGCCAGCCGCGCCGGACGCACCCGCCGCTGCGCGAAGCCCCACGGATGCTGCGCAAGCAGCGTGTCCCGCGCCATCGGGTAAAACATCGCGCAATGCTCGGCCTGCGCACTGCCCTCCGGCGGGTCTATCGACACCACCGTCGCCGCATCACCCAGCCGTGCCAGCGCGAGATTGCAAATTTCCACTTCCGAAGCCATCGCCCCTCCTGCAAAAACGGCCTGCGGTTTCCCACAAGCCGTATGAAAACCTACTTTTTACGTCTGCCGGGTTCGGGTTGTTCCGCTTCCGCTTCAGGCTGTTCCGCTTCGGGTTCGGGTTGTTCCGCTTCGGGCTGTTCCAGCGGCACAAACCAAGATGCCGTCAAACCGTCCTCCGCCTCGAACACGTCGCCCGCCATGCGGTAGCCGCCGCAGTATCCGGCTTTTGTCGCTTTCACCTTCATTTGCGGCTCCCCCACACATTCGCGCTTTCGGGCGGCGGATTGTTCATCTGGATGCCGCTGGCAATCACCACATCAACCTTGCCCGCCGTGGCCGTGCCCTGCACGGTGAAATAGCCGCGCAGATAGCGTTTGTGCGCCACGGGCAGCGGCAGCACATACTGCGCCCCCGCCTTCAGATCCGCCGCTTTCAGGTTCAAGCCCGAGAGCACGTCGGCAAAATCCGCATTTTCCTTATCGGAGTCTTGCAAGGAAAAGCGCAGCGAAGTCAGACCGGCGAAAGCCACAGGCACGGTCAGCACCGCATAAAGCGGGCTGTGCCCCATGCCGAGGTTCGGCGTTTTCTGGCCGAAGTCGATGGTATTTTCCGTTGCCGCCGTAGCCGTAACCGCCTGGCCGGCGGCCAGTTGCAAAGTAGAATCCAAAATCATCTCGCGCCTCCTTATTTCACGCGTTCCTCGGTAGACAGAATCTGGTCGCAGATGCGCACCGGAATGCCGTCAAACGTAACCACTTTTTTGCCCGCCACATCTTCCATCGTCAGCGTCGAGCCGACCACCCTGTTGGCAATTTGGCGGCGCAGAATCGAACGGATTTCGCGGTTGCAGTAGAACACCGCCTTGCCCGCGTTCAGGTTGGGAATCAGCTCCACCGCCTGCGTCATCAGGTCAATCAAGTCCGCGCCCGCCTTGCCGTCTTTGGTGAGTTTCTTCACATCCACATTAGCGATGCGCACCACATAACGCCAGTCGCGCACGCTCAAACCCAAGTCCCATTTGTAGTGCGAACGGTAGCCCTGATATTTGCCGTTATTCTCGTCATGCATGGTAACTTCGCCCAAATCCTTGCGCTGCAAGCCCGCCTTCGTGCCTTTCGGATAAATGCCGTGGCAGGTGTTCGCACCCCATACCACCAACCAAATAGAAGTGTTGTCCGCGCCCGTGCCACCGCCGTCCACGATGTTGCGGGCGTTTTCGGCGTGCAAATCGGAGAAGCGCGGCGCAAGGCCGTTGAACGCCGCGCCATTCTGCGCCTGCGAGCCGTAAAACAGCGTCTGCGCCATCTTCTGCGCCATCGCCTCCAAAAACGCGCGTTCCTCGTTCATGCGCCAAGCGGCGGAATTGCCGTTCAAATCGCACAGCGATTTGTCGGTTTCCGCATACGCTTCCAGCATACCGATAGCGTCGCTGATGGAAAGCACGGTCGATTTGGACGGCTGCACGCCCTGATAGAACATGCGCCAAGTCGCCTCCGGCAAGCCAGAGCGAATGGTCGTTTTGTGCGCGGTCGTGCCGTTGGCCTCAATCATCACCAAATCATCGATTACCTCGTTGGTCTCATTGAGCATCTCCACCACCGTCAGCAGTTTGCCGTCTGCGCCGGTACGCGCCATCACGTCGGCCAGCGTCGGATTCATCTGTTTTAAAACTGACATTTAAATTCCTTTCTTCATTAAGGGTTCATATTGCTTTGGGGAAACAGGCTTGCCGCGTCAAACCCGCCGCCTGCGGCCTTGCCGCCGACAAAACCATCCTGCGACAAAGACCTGCCCGCGCGGTAGAACAGGCGGATGATTTCCGGATGGTTGCCCAGCCCCGACTGCTCCAAAAGCGTTTTCAACTCCGGCGAAGCCAAGGCCTCCACCGCCTTCTTCGCCACCGCCAGATTCTCATCCAGCTTCTCGCCGCCGAACTCTGCGTCCGCGCGGGACTGCTGCGCCCAATCGTTGCGCGCCTCGGCCAGCCTGGCCGCCTGCTGCTGCGCCAGATGCGGCGCGATTTTGTTCAGCACAATGTCCGCCGCCTCCTGCGACAAGCCTGCCTCCCGCGCCGCCTCGGCGTACACGCCGATGGTTGCCTCGTCAAATTCCACCCCCTCGGGTGGCTTGAACTCATATTTTTCCGGCACAACCGGCTGCTGCGGCTTATCGCCGTTTTCAGACGGCCTATCCTGCTCACCGCCCTCGGACGGGTTTTCAGACAGCCCGTTCTCAACCTCCTGCGGCACACCGCCCAACAGCGTGTCCTGATTGTTTTCAGTACCCGCCGCCTGATTCTCCTGATTCGCTTCGCTCATCTTCTTCACGCTCCATCAACAACAAAAACTCATCGCAGTGCTTCACCGCGTCCAATAAAAACAAACCCTGCGCCCTGCGCCCCTCGTTAAAGGCCGTCTGAAAAGCATCCGGCGAGAAACTCCCCCGCCACACACCTGCCTCGGCCAGAAGCAGGCGCACAATCCGCCGCCCCCACTCTTCGGCCATCAGCCGCGAAAAATCCTCATCACGATGCCGCAGCGCACGGCGCAGCTTCTCCTGATTGTCCCGATACACCGCCTACCACCATTTGAGAAGGGTTAAATACAGAAAGCCCGCAGAGCTTGCACCCTCTGCGGGCTTTCGCTATGCGGGCAATGCTAAACCAAGCTGCCGTTTATGATGGGTATGTGCCGCAAAAGCGGGATACCCATCAAAATAAATCCAACACCATGATTTTTATAAAGTTTTATCAATACCCAAAAAAGTCATACGCAACAGATTAAAAATTATATCCATATAAATCAAGTACATTTGATGGGTATGTCCCTATTTGACCACATACCCGTTATTCTCCGCCGCCGCTCTTACCATCGCCGTTTTTCAAACAAGGAAAAACGCCATGGCCATCAGCAGCGAAAACCGAAAAACCGGCATCTTCACCGGCGACGGCAAGACTACCCGTTACCCTTTCGACTTCCGCATCCTCAAAACCGAACACATCGCCGTCATCACCGACGACGCCATCGGCAACGAACACGTTTTGTCCGAAGGCCGCGACTACACCGCCGCGCTGGAAACCGACGGCGGCCACATCGACTTGGCCGCGCCGCTGGGCAAGGGGCGCAGGCTCGTCATTGTCAGCAACCAGCCCTATCTGCAACCGGCCATCTTCACCAACCACGGCGGCTTCTACCCCGCCAATCTCAACGACGCGCTGGACAAGCTGGTCATCCAAGACCAGCAAATCCGCGAACAGGTCGGCCGCGCCCTCAAAGTCTCCGTCATCAGCAGCGTGAACCTCACGCTGCCCGCGCCCAGTCCGGGCAAGGGCATAGGCTGGAACGCCGACGGCAGCGGCTTGGAAAACAACAACTACCCCGAACAGGCCGCCGCCTCCGCCGAACGCGCGGAGGATGCCGTAAGGCAGGCGGAAAACGAAGTCAAGAAAGTGGTCGCCGTATTGTCCGGCCTGAAAACCGTTCCCACATTCGCCTCAATCGACCTGTTGCGGCAAGCCGTCAAAAGCGATTCGCCCGCCGCCATCGTATCGGCCTACCACGAAGGTAAACAGGTCGGAGGCGGCATCTTTATTGCCGACGAACACGACAAATCTACCGCTGATAACGGCTGTACCGTTATTGCTTCTACCGACGGCACGCGCTGGAAGCGCGTGTTTTCAGGGATGCTTAACCTGCATGATTTTGGGTATGTGGCCAGCAAAAACAATGCACTCGCAACTTTAAATGTCGCTGAAGCCGCCGCGCTTGGCATTGTTGTCGACTGCTTAGGTTTATCTATTGATACTGGTAGTAACTATCCGCAAAAAAACAAATACACAAACGGCAAGTTTGTGATTAACGGCAAAACTGTCGATGCGCAGTATCAGCAGCCGCGAACCGGTATCGGCCGTTTTATTTCCGGAAGCGGTGCAGCCGCTGGCCTTAAGTCGGGCGAATGGACGGGCGCGGGGCTTGTCGTTATCGGCGAAGGCGCAATGCAAAAAGCTGAGAAATGCGTTTCGGCAATCGCCATCGGTGACCGCGCTCAGGGCTTTTCCCGTATCAGCCGAGACAATATCGCTATCGGTGCGGACAGTCTAATCAATGTGCAGGCGGAGACCGAATGGTACGATCAGTCGAAGATGGCGGGCACGCGGAATATCGGTATCGGCGGCAATGCAGGACGCGGCATTACCAGTGGTTACGCTAATGTGTCAATCGGGCGCAATGCCGGGCAGGGATTAGGTACAGGCTATTCAAATGTTGCCTTAGGTTCGGCTGCGTTGGCAGGTACCGCGCCGATTGGCTTAACGGGCGACATCGAAGTTTTTTGGTCGTCGCCAACTTCTCGAACTGTTGCCATTGGCGAGTCGGTGCTACAGATGTACCAAGGCCGAGATGCACAAACCGCGGTCGGCGGTGGTGCGGCAAAAAATGCCAAAACGGCAGAAAAAGTAACCGTACTCGGCGCGGCGGCTTTAGAAAACCTAGAGCGCACCCGTGCGCCGAATGGCGGTGATGTACTCTGGAACGGAACGGAAAGCGGCAGGTATATTCAGAACGGCCATGATATCACGTTGAGCTTTGGCAATATTCGAGGCGCTCAAGTCGGTTACTGGGTAGGCATCCGTCTGACTTCAGGCGATGCGGCCACCGTGCAGGGCGATGTTGTACCGGTAGAAGTAACAGCAGCGGCAGGCAACAGCCTCACCATCCGCAGCCCGAAAGAGCTTAACGCATCGGGTAACGCAGAACTTAAATATGTTTATTCGACATCATCGTCGGCCGCGAAAAACGAAGAATTGACAGTAATCGGTACCAATGCACTTAAGAATGCTGTAAGTGGCGCATATACGACTGTAGTTGGCGCTGATGCGATGGTATCCAGCGATAACCCGCAAAAGACAGTTGCCATTGGTGCATCGGCACTGCGGAATGGTACCCACCTGTCTAGCGTGGCCGTCGGCTACTGGTGCGGTCCTACAATCAGTAGTGAACAAAGCGTATTTATTGGCGATTCCGCGGGTTATCGGAATGTACAAGGTACTGTATTAAGCGGAAAAATCACAAACTCAATCGCAATCGGCTACGGTGCGCGCCTAAATGGCGACAACGAAATCCAAATCGGCTCCACGGGGCAAACCTTATACGCACCGACAGCCGTGAACATCCGCTCAGACGGCCGCGACAAGGCTGACGTTAAGCCGCTGAAAAATGGCCTGCAATTTGTCATGAAATTAAAGCCGGTCACGGGCTACTACGACCGACGCGATGCTTATGTTGACGAATTATTTGCCGATTTGCCGGAGGAAGAACGCGCAGTCAAAGTCCGCGAATGGTGGAAGAACCCAACAAAAGACGGCCGCCATAAAGAAGACCGTTTGCAGCATTGGTTTATCGCACAAGACATTGCCGCGCTGGAAGATGAATATGGCAGCCTGCCAATGGTCAACATCAAAAACGACACATATACCATCGAATACGAAACGTTCATCCCAGTTTTGACTAAAGCCATTCAAGAAATGGCCGCAAGAATTGAAACATTAGAAACCGAAATCAAGGAATTGAAAAAATGACAAGATGTGTAATTGATTCAGACGGCCTGTTCGTAGAAGAGCAATATTTTGACGACGGCCGACAAAGTATCGAGGCCGAATTGCCGACGTTGAAAGAATTTCAAGCAGCGAGATGGACGGGTGAAAACTGGGAAATTATTCCCGATTATCGCGGCATCTTGGTATTTACCAAAGATGGCGAGCAAATCTGGCAACAAATCGGCAGCCTGCCTGACGGCGTCAGCCTGACCCCGCCTGAATCGGTAAATATTGACGGCTTAAAATCCGTAAAACTCGTCATATTAAATGCTGCCGCTCAGGCTTTTATTAACAAGCACGCCGGTATCGACAGCGTACCGGAATTCGAGTTTGCAAGCTGGGCAATTCAAGCCGCTGAGGCGAAGGCTTGGCAGGCAGATAAAGCCGCGTCAACGCCGGTGCTTGACGGCATTGCCACCGCCCGCGGTATGTCAGCAGACACGCTTAAAGCAGCGGCTTTGCGTAAAACGCTGGCTTACGAACAACTCGCCGCACATGTGGCAGGTCAACGACAAGCGCTGCAAAGCAAAATCGAAGCAGCGAAAACGCAGGCCGCGCTTGATAAGATTGCAGTCGTATTCACACTGCCGGAGGCCGTCTGAATGGTTCGAGTCTATTTGGCACTCTATAAAGGCAAAGCCGCAATCAACACCCCGCGCGATGTGGTTAAACGCATTGCCGACAGCGTTGTACGATTGGCAACATGCAGCCCGTACAGCCATTGTGAAATCGCTGTTAAGTACCCACGCGACGGCCTGTTTGATTGTTATTCGTCTAGCGCGAGAGACGGCGGGGTGCGCATTAAAACCATGCCGCTGCCTGCTGATAAATGGGACTTAATCCCGCTGCCGCAATCTGTTGCCATATCGGCCGGCCGCTTGTTCCACCGTACACACGGGGCAGGTTACGACTGGCTAGGTGCGGTTGGCGTGGTACTCAAATCACCACACAGCAAAAGCCGCTGGTTTTGCAGCGAATGGTGCGCCTATGCAATAGGCTGCACCAACCCGCACCGGTACACCCCAAGAGAATTGGCGGATACCATTAAACCGTGATTTCAAAATCGCATAACAGGCCGTCTGAGACGGCCTTTTACTTATTTCCCCTCATAACCGAACAGCAAGGCCGCCGGATTGTCGGTTTTGTCCTTGTTCAACGCCTCCGCCCCTTTTATTGTGCGGTTGATTTGCGCCGACGGCAAGCCGAAACCGCTGCCCAGCAGGTTGATGGTGGCCGTGGCCAGCCCCTTGTCAAACTCGCCCTGCCGCGCCTGTTGCGCCAGCTTGTAGGTGTCGGCAATCGGGCGCACGCCTGACGGGCCGTTGTAGCCGTAAAACTTCCCACCGGTGGCAATATCGCCCATCTGCGCCAGCTCGCGCCCGCCGACGAACATCCCCAACATGAAGCTGATTTGCTCCTTGGCCAGCTTTTTCGCCAAATCGTCGTCATCGTCGCCCGGCGTAAGCAGGCTTTTGAACAAGGCCGTCAGCGCTGTCGGCACAACCCACTGCAACAACAGGTGCGCCGCCATTTTGCCTTTGTTTCGCTCCGTCATCGCCGTGGCCGCGCCCATGTTCAGCGCGGTGTTCATGTAAGAGTAAAACACCGTGAACAGTTTAGTCGTCGCGCCGCCGCGCTCCAATGCCGACAAGTCTTTCGCCTGCCCACCGCCCTGCGTGTCCAGCACGGTCTGATCGGCCACCTGCACCGCATCTTCCTGCGCCATGCCCGCGTCCTGCGCCTTCATCATCGCGCCGTGCCAAACAATGGTGTCGACGATTTGCTGCATCCGCATCATCATCCAGTAGGCGTAGCGGCGGATGATGCCGTCGCTGCCGTTGACGCTGTTGGCAACCTCGTTCAGTTCGCGGAATCGCGTGCGCGTGCGGTTTGCCATCATCTCCGACAACTCGTTCGCACCGCGCGTAGACGCTACGGGATGGGCGAAGTAGGTCATCATCGCCTTGGCCGTATAGCCCGCACCCAGCCGCGTCATGGCTGGGACAATGCCCGTCAGCTGCATGGCCGCCGAAGTGACGTTGAAACCCAAGCCCGCCACGCTCACGTTCTGCCGCAGCCGCGCCGATATTGTGTCCAAAGCCTGCGCCGCGCCGCTGTTGCCCGCCGCAATGTCCTTCACCGCTTCGGTCAGTTGCCGCTTGGCCGCCGCGCCGTAGTGCTGCCGTATCAGCGTGTCCAGTGTGTGCGAGTTCAGCAGGCGGTTGGCGTCGGCGACGGCCTCGCGGTGCGTCAAGTCGTGAATGATTTCGTTCACCGCGTCATAGGCAACAGTCAGGCTCAAGCGCAGTGGGCGGCCTTTCACTTGGTCGGCACGCTGTTTGGTAAAGGTGCGCCGCGTCGCCGCCGCCAAACCGGCCGCGCCCGCCTGCGCCAGCGCTTCGGTCGAAGCCTCGTTCTTCTCCGCCGCCCCGTCCGCCTCAAGGTCGTATTTGGCCGGATAGTAGCCGCCGCGCAGCTCCACTTCCACGCCGTCGGCCGACATGATTTTGAACGGACGCGCTTCCACCCAATCCGGCTCTACGCCCGTCATCCGCCGTTCCAACGCGGCAATCTGCGGCCGGTAGCTTTCCAGCAAGTCCCACACACTCTGCACGGCATGCCATTCTTCCGCCGTCAGCGTCGATACTGCCCGCTCCACGTCGGCAAGATGCCAGCCGCTGCCGTCCAGCAGACGCTGTAAATTTCCCGCGTTGCCCATATTCAGCGCAACGGCGAAAAGCTGCTCGCGCGTCAGCCTGCCCAAGCCCTGATAGTCGCGCTTCTGCTCCAACATCCCTTTCAGACGGCCTGTATGTTTCGCCAGCGGTTGCAGCACCGCATACAGCTTTTCCGCCGCCTCTGCCGTCATCGTCGCTTCGCGGTCGGCAGCCTGTTTCAGCGGCAGGATGAAAAGGCGGAAGAACGCCCCGTTGTCCTTGCCATCGTCGAAAATCCGCGCGATGGTCGAGATTTTGAGGTGGCCCCACCAAACGCCCGAGAGCCATTGCGCCGATTTCTCCCAGCGCGTTGCCGCCTCGCGCCGAACTTTGGCCTTGCGCCCCTGCACCTTGGACGACGCTTCCAGCACGCCCGCCAGCTCGTCGCGCACCTCCTGATAGCTGCGCTTGGCCTGATTGGACAGCAGCCTGTTTTTCAGACGGCCTAAGTGCTCCAACTGGCGCACCGTGTCGGCCAAGCCGCGCATTTCCTCCACCGTCATTTCCCGCCAGCTTGTGCGGCTGATACGGTCGATGTATTCGGGGTCGAGATTGTGCGCCATGCCTTCGGCTTCCATCTCCTGCACAAAGCGGTAGGCCGATTTGCGCCGGTCGGTTTCTTTCAGCGACAATGGGCGCAGCTCCACGTCTTCCAGCAGGGCTTCGATTTGCTCGCGGAAGGCAATGTCCACACCCGTCTGCACGCGGTCGAACTTGGCAAGGTATTTGCGCGTCTTCTCCATCTCCTCCCGCGCCAGCAGCGTCTCCCGTGCCAGCGCGTTCTGAATGAGCTGGCTGCGCTTGTGTGCCGCCGCCGTCTCCGTGTCGCCCGCCTTAAACGCCTTTTCCGCCGCCTTAGCCGCCGCCGCTTCCTGCTGCGTGAACACACTCGGGCGCAAATCGCGCGTCTTCATCTGCGCCACCCGCTCTTTTGCCAACACCTTCGCCGCCTGTTTGAGCAGGGCGGCAGAGCCGACGGCCTCATTCAGACGGTTCAACTCCGCCGCGATAATCCGCGCGCGCAGGCCGTTGTGTACCGCCAAATCGGCCGCCTCTTCAAAGTCGGCCTGTGTCGGCACTTCGCCTTTCTCCGCCAGCAGGTTCAGCATGGCCGTCCGCTCGATTTCCTCCTGCGGCGGCAGTGCTTCGGCCAAAGCCTGCGCCAGTTCCACGCCGTCGGCAAACACCGGCTCGCCGTTTTCGTCGAGTATCAGCCCCGCCGCCAAATCCGCGTGCATGCCGCCTTTTTTCGCGGTCATGCCGCGTTGTTGCAGCACCTGCGCCCAGTCGGCGGGCAGGCCGGACAGGCTGTCTTCGTCCAGCCGCACGGCCGTCAGCGCAAAGGGATTGGCGACATCTTCGCCCGCCTTTCTCTCTTCGTGCGGCACATAGTGGCGGCTGTACCAGTCCCGCCCCGACAGGCCGTCTGAAAAGCGCTCTTCCAAATCGCGCACATCGGCCTTGCCGTTGTCGGTCGGCAGGTATCCCTCTTCGGCCAGCAGCTCCGCCATCTCGTCGATGCTGCGGCCTTTGCTGCGCCGCAGAACGGGCATGCCGAATACCGGCGCGGCAATCTTGTCTTTCGGGTCAATGCCCCACTCGCGCACCAGCTCGTCTTTGTTCAGGCCGCCGAGTTTGGCGATGGCAGTCATCAGGGAATCGGAAGACGGGTCTAGCGCGGTGCGGTCGGTTTTGGGCTTGTATTTGAGATAGGAGCGGAGTATATTGGCTATGTATCCTGAATTGACCTTCCCCGTTTCGCGGCTGATTTCAGTCGTCTCGGTATCACTGGCATTCAGGATACTTTCTTTTGTGGCGACGCTGTGCAGATACATGCGTCCGCCGTCTCCCGAATCACGCACCAATACCGTAACAATATCTTCTTTGCCTTCAATTACTACAGGCGCACTGATATAGGCATACCGCACACCGTTTTCAGGATTCTCTCCCCGATGCACTACAGCGCCTTTTGCGATCACATCGGGCACAGCCTGAAAAGCCTCTGCCTTAAAGGGATTCATGCCGTGGGCAATGGAGTCGCGCACCGAACGTTCGTTCAGTAAAACAGTGCCGATTTCAGGGTTTGCGGCCTGATTTCCTGCCTTATCGAAAATATCCTGCGCCCATTCGCGCAATGCTTTAAAACCCTGCGGCGCGGTGCGCATGTCGATGGTATACACAGGCTTGCCCTGCAACACTTTGGCCTTGCGCCTGAACTCGCGCTCTTCCTTGCTGTTGCCGTCTATGCGGTTTTCGTCGGTCATCTTCGCCGTCAAAAGCTGCCATGCGCGGTATACGGGCTGCTTCATGATGCTGCCGCGTGCCGCCATCTCCGCCCGTGCGAAATCGGCCTTGTATTCCTTTTTCAGACGGAGTATCTCGCGGCTGCGGGCGTTGCGGGCAAAGGCCATATCGCGCAGCGCACGCCGTCCCAATTCGTCCTCCGCTTCGCGCCGCGCCGCTTCATCCATCGCCTGAAATTCCGCGTCTTCGGCAAACAGCAGCGTCGCGCCGTTGATATACGAAGTTTCCGCAATCTGCCCGTCACTTGCCAGCAGGCGGTCGAATACGCCGCGTATGTCGTCTGACAGCTCCACATTCAGATTCAGCAGGGAGCGGTAAATCCGTTTCAGCAGACGCGCCACACGGCTGAACACGCCGCGCAGGGCTTCGCTCGGGGCCTTGCCCTCAAACAGATAGGCTTCCATGCCGCGTGCGAATTTCTCGTGATGCTCCCGTTGCTCTTCAAGGCTCATCGCCGCCCAAGTGTCCGCGTCCTTCACACCGAACCAGTCCAAGGCCGTCTGAAAGTCCGCCAGCACCTGCCGCTCGCTCTCCATCATTTCCGATTGCGGCACGGCACGCAAATCCCGCTCGATGCGGCTCATCACTTCCAGTTCGAAATGGCCGAACTCATGGATGAAGGTGGAAGCGTCGGCGTTTTTCAACAGCGCAATCGTGTCGGCCATGCGGTCAAACATGCCGCGTGCGTCTTGATACAAAATACTGTCATCATCCGCCGAAAATGCCCCGCTGTTACCGGTGGCGGATTTGATTTGGTTGGGGTTGAATACGGCAAACGAAGTAGCGTGCCTGGCTTTTACTGAGCCACGCCCTCTGTCTTTAACCCGGTTAATTTGCACCCCATCATTCTTACCGTTACGCCGAGCAGTTTCAGCCAACGTGTTAGTGGTGTGCTCCTCTCCTTTGTATAAAATACTATTCCAGTTTGCTCCCTTGGCACTAACTTTAAGAGGTTTCCTAATATTCAAAAATAATGGCATCACATTACTGCCATTCAGATAGGATGTACCAAAATCTCCTTCATATTTAACTGTATAGCTAGATGCTACTTCAGGGTTGTCAGTAAAAAAGAATACTCCCTCCGGAACTCCGGTGTTGGATTTACTGTTGCTTCTGCTTTTATCGAATATCTCGAAATCACCGGCCGTACCGTGATACACAACCAACGGCTCACCCGTTTCCGGATTCACGACTTTAGAAGCATTGTCCGGGTCGTTTTCCCAATCGCCGAACCACGCCTTGAACGCGGGCGTACGTACCTGCACCCACTGGCGGTAGGTCAGCACCGTTTCCCCATCTGCCTTAGCCTGCTCATACGCCGCCTCGCCGCCGTATTGCGCAGCGGTCTCCTCAAACTGCCGCGCCTCCTCAGTGGCCGACTGAAACAAAACATCTTGATTGATTCCGGCATCGGCGGTAGTATCGTCGTACGCCGCCACCCCGTTTCGGACGTATAGGCTGGGGCGGGTAATATGCGCAAGCACATTCCCGACATCAGCCGTTGGCGGATACTTCCACATAGAAACACCTTTCAGGTTGTTTCTACTTCTTACATATTCTTCCAAATAAATCAGTAAGCTATCTTCACTTCTCTTGGCATAGGCAACCCTCTGACCACCCGTTTTAGGATTTTGCAGGTTCGTTCGTACCTCATCATGATTTGCAATAATCTCCGGTATCTTGACCAAATCTTCCGCAGTTACCGGCAACTGTCCGTCCGCATCATTCCCATGCCTGTTTTTAATATGGCGTACAACATCTGCACTAATGGAGTGCGAATAGTCGGAAGCCTCTGCCGCCTCTACAGCAACTTGATTGTCTATCCCCGTCCAAAATATCGCCCGTGCCGAAGTAGTGTCATCCCATAATCCGATCACATCCTGCGGATTGGTACTGTGTACCCAACCTTTCGGCGGAGCGGAAGCCAACGCCTGATTCAACACCCCGTCTTCAACCAAGCTTTCACTCGACACAGAAAGCCGGCCGTAACGCTCCATAAACGCCTCGGGCGACAGATTCAGACGGCCTGCATAGGCTTGGACGTGCGACGCCCACAGCGAAGCCGCATCATCCGCGCCCTTCGCATCCATACGCCCCGTATCCAGCAATTCGCCCTTAAACTGTGCTTTGAGCGCGTCAAACGCCTGCCGTTCGCGCAAAGCCGCCA